TTGATTACACCACCAACATTTAAATTTTCAGCAATACCAACACCACCATCAACAACTAATGCGCCAGTTGTAGTTGATGTTGAAGTTAAAGTTGAATTAATATTTGTTGTTAAAATTTTTGACGCAACATCAAGACTGTCTTTGTCTAAAGACATTGCTTCAGTTCCGTCAGTTACAAATTTTAATGTGTCATCTGAAAGTCCTGGAGAAGATTCTGCAGAAATGTATGTTAAACCATCAACAGATTTAACACCACCTAGAGATCCCCAAGTTGATCCTGAATATCCTTCGAAAGAAGAAGTTTCAGTATTGTATCGAATTGTTCCTTGTACGTTCGGTCCACGTTGAGAAGTTGTACCAACTGGAATCGCAACTCCATTTGTGCCTACGATTGATACATAACCAGTTCCATTCGGATCTAATACAATATTTCCATTGGCATCAGTTGAAGTAATTGTATTTCCGTTTAGATCTAGATTATCTACTTTTAAATTGTCAAGTTTACTATTTGCATCTGCAATTAATGCAGATGATGCTGTAAGTGTACCACGAGTGTGATCAAGTAAATCAGTGAAATATTTTCCACCGACAACAATATGATTTGCTGCGTTTCCACTTGTTTCAGTACCTATACCAACGTAGAGACGATCACCACCATTGATATCGTTATTTTCTAAAGCCGAATAAGCAAGTTCCCCTGCTGCTAATACTGCGGGATTTCCTGCCGTACTTGATCGTTTAATTCTTATAATTGATGCCATTGTTTTCTCCTGTTAAAATTCCCCACTATCTACATTTTGTAGATTTAAATTTTTAGTGCTTGTCCATTTTGATGTTGTAGTTTTATAAACTAATACTGAACCATTTTGTAATCCTTCAGAAATTACATCTACTTCAATGTTTTCACTTAAAGGAACCACCGCACCAGATGCTCCTTGAATACCAATAGTTGTTATAGTAGTGTTGCCTTCAGTTGACGACTGTGTAAGTGTCGTATTTCCTGGATTCAATTCACCACCTTGAGTCGATATATTTGCTATAATTTCTGCCATATTATCTTGTTACTTCTGGATTAATTGTAACTATTCCTTCCATTAAACGACTTTTTTTACCACCTTGACTTGTCACTTCAACATCATAAACATATCTTCCAGCTTTCATCGCACTTGAAGTAGTTGCACTCAATTCTAATTTAATTTGTCCATTTGTTTGTGGAGAAATTATAGTTACTGTAAAGGAAGTATAAGTTGTTGAACCATATCCTCTACGCATTTGAGCAGCAATCGTATAATTGGTAAAATCTCTCGGTGTACCATTCACATTCTTAAAATCTATAATCGCTGACCAATCAGTTCCTTGGTCTATAAACAAGTCGCTAACTGTTGCCATTTCTCTCTTCCCTATTTATAAAAATTAATTATTCCAAGTATTTACTCGCCATCCTTGAGTAATATTTGTGTAAGTATATAATTTAATTTGTCCTGCAGTCGTACTAATTGGATTAATTGGAGAAGTTCCACTTCCATCAACGTTATGACCATTTGTATTCAATATAACTCGTTGACTTACAGTTCCCCATGTACGATTTAAATCTCCAATCCAAATTGAATCACCTAATATTGCTGTTGCTGGCAGTGTTACTGTAACGTTTCCAGCTGAGGAATTAACCCAATAAAAATTTCCTTTTGAAGCTGTAAAGTCGCTAGTTTTAATTTGGTGTGTAAGTGGTAATTTAGAAGTAACTGAATCTGCAAATTTCTCAGCAATGAGTGTGTTATTTGCAACTGTATTTAAAAGTGATTGTTTTGAAAGATAAATTGCATGAAGTGCAGTTCCTGATGCGATTGCTGCACCAGCAATAGAAATAGTGTTACCACCATTTAAAAGTGTATAATCGATTCCAGGAATTAATATTGTTCCTGCTCGAATAAGAAGTATTGATGATGCAGATCCAATCGGATAATCGAGTCCGAAGGAAGTGCTTACATTGTTTGGTGTAAACACTTGAACTTCGAGACTTCCGTAATTTGGTTCTCTTCCAAGATATGGCATTTAGAACCCTCTCTATGCTTGTGATTCAGACCAAGATATTTTTCCTGACACAAACATTGGCGATGCTGCTGTGATCGTCGACGTATCTGTTGGCTGAATTGCCACTGTTAATAAGTCTGGACCACTCGGGAATATAGAGTCACCACCTAATATTGAGTTTCCTAAATCAATCAATCCTTTTAGATCGATATTTGTAGAACCTGTTGATACTTTCGTAGAAAAGATCGGTACACCATCTTTAATCACGTCACCTGTATCATGCGATATCAGATTAGATAATGATGGAGATGGCACTTTATCGAAATTTAATTTCGATGGAATACCATTTAATATAAAGAAAACGTTCACGTCTTTATTTGTGTTTATCGACGCCGAGTTTAGAATTAATTGCATTCTATTTACAATTTCTCTTTCTCCGATCACACCTGTTAAACTTGAGTCAACTGCTGGAGCAAGACGAATAGAAATTAATGGAATAGGACGAGTTAAGTCAACTGCACCATTTCCAAATGCGTTTTCACCGATAGTGAATGATGTTGAGGTTGCAATCTCATTCAAGTTTGTAGGTGAAGATGATGTTGCAGGATATGAAGTCCAAATACGTGAGTTAGCTCCTTCAACTCTAACCTGAGCAACATACGATCCGTCTGGAATGTTTGTTCCTGGAGCAGATGTTTCACTAATTAATTGTCCAACTTTTGCTTTTGCGGCATCAGCAGCAGAAACTCCGAAAGAGTACACATAAACACGTCTTGCGTTTAATGTAATTTCTTGGAATGACGATGCTGAAGATCCTGTAATTGTGTCTGTTGTACCTTGAGCATATACGAATGGTTTTGAATTACCTGTAAATAAATATGCTCCGTCATCATCATATGTACCATCCATAATCACCGATGTACCAAAGTGGAATAATGTAGGTGAAGATGATGGACTTACACCATTTTCAATTTCATATCTTCCTGGAAGGTTACCAGATCTAAAGTATGATTCATTTAATTTATTGTTATGTATAAATTCATGATGATAATGAATATGACCTTTTGCATCTTTAGTACCGAAACGTATTTTACCTGCTCCGTACCAAGAATAATCAGCATAACACATTTGTATTTTATGAATATTTAAATTATATCCATTTACACCTGTACCATCGCATGGATCTATATTCCATGAACTTTGAGGAATTTTCGTGTCAACTCTCTTTGTAATTTTAATATTACTCGCTGTTAATCCACGATAAGGTGGTTGAACTGTTAATGAGCTGTCAGAATTTACAGCAACAATTCGATAAATTTGACCACGAACTGAAACGTGATCTCCTACAACTAATTGTCCTGTGAATGATGTATTAATACCTATAATTCTCTGACTGTTTCTTGTAGCAGTACATGTTCCTGAAAGCTGTAATGTACAAGATCTTCTTACAACACTTAAATTTTGACCATCATACTCAAAGTAGAAACCATTCGAATCATCGAACATACCTGCTCGAATATAAGAATCTCTCCAACTATTTCTTCCATATTCTGGGAATCCACCAGCTTTTTGTTGAACTGGGGCTTGTCCTACAGCATATGTAAATGTAGTATTATTTACAATTGATCTTACGCTAAATGTTCCGTTATATACGTTGTTACCGATATCAACAGTAGCAGCATCAATTATAATTGAATCGTTTACTTTTAAATTGTGTGGTTCTTGGCACACAACTGTAATCACGTGAATACCACTCACTAAAGAATATGTTAAACTTTGTGTAGTCTTTAATGGTGAGAAGTTAATCGCGTAAGAGTTTTGAATACCTTTACCAGATTGATATCTAAAGTATTTACGAGATTGACGACAAATACGACTATTTGGTGATGTACCAGCAGTAATGTCAACACCTCCGTCAAACGATTTATGTAAAGAATAACCATCAGGTCTTAAATTTACAGCTGTAATAGTAAAATATTGAGCACTATTAAATGTAGATGGGAATGCGTCTGATGATACGTCTAACGTCATTTCAGTATCTGAAGTAATTTTATCAACAATAAATTTTCTCAGTCTATTGCTAATTAAAATATAGATTGAATCAAATCGTTTAAATTTAGATAAGAATTTAGTTCCAGAACCAGTTAAAATTCTTTTATTATTTACTCCAGAAACTGTTCCAGATTGAACAGCAGTTTTCACAATATTTGTAGTAGATAATGTTTGTGTTTGAGAACTTGCTGCTGGAGCTAATTGTACTAATTGTCCTGCAAGTGCAGATACATAAGAGTTCGATAATGAAATAGTATATTGATCTCTTACGATTACAAAATAGTCATCTACAGCTGGATCGTTTACGATATCTGTATTTCCAGCTCCTGTAGTGTAAGTAATTCTTTCTCCTGGAAATAAATTGTGTGGAGCATAAGGATTTGATGTTCCAATTACAATTGTATCGTCAGTAGAATTTACTGCACCACCAGTTGCTGTTGATCTTGCGTTAAAGCTATATGTTCTTGCTGGAATTGTAAAATCTAGTCCGAATGTAAATGAATCAGTCGTAGGAGTTGTTGCGATAGTGTATATACCATCATATGCTCCTGAAACGTTATTTACAGTGAAATTTTGCGCACCTGAACCAGATGATGATAAAAGAATATCACCAGTAGTTGCTGTTACACTGAATCTTATTTCCCACCAGTTTGTCATTCCTGGAACAACTCTGTTCACACTAGATGTTGGAGAAGCTGTAACAACTACTCCTTTTGGTGATCCTGTTAAGAATGCTGATATGTTTTTAGAAACCCAAGTTGGTTCATCTAAGTATGAGCTAGTGTTTTGACCATTGATAACACCAATATCATAATTGATATTATCAGCGAATTTAATTGTAACGTATCTTGTTGTTCCTGAGAAATATCCTCTAAATTGAACACCTACAATTGTAGCATTAGTTGGTGTAACACCAAGAGGAGTTTCTATATTTACTGTGAAAGATTGATTCGCAGAAATAGAAGTGCTTCCGAATGAAGATGTTGTTGCAGATGCAGATCCAGAAACAATGTTAGAATCTCTAATGACTAATCTTGAGTCATTTACAAATGAAAGAGCATAAACTGTTCCAGATGTTAAACCACCAATGACTGTTCCTGCTGTTGTATATGTTGCAAGAGCACTTCCTTGTATTTTGTGGTTACGAATATAAATTGTATTATATAACGAATTTGCTTTTTCTGAAGATATAGTAAATGCTATTGGATAAGAAGCTATATCATTTGTGAAAGGAGCAATTTTTGATGTTAATCTTATATAATTTGATGATATAACATTAACGTCACATTGAACTGATGTTGATGTGATTGGCACAAACGCACCAGAAGAATCAACGAAACCAAATCTGTTTGTTGTTGAATAACCAGAACCTGTAACTGCAAGAGTTACAACTTCATTATTTACAAGTCCATGACTCGGCACATATAATAAATTTTTAAATGCTGTTAATTCGTTTGCGAATCCATAAAAAATATTTGATGAAGAAGTGAAACTTACATAACCTGGATCGTTATAATCTACTGTTATTGCACCATAACTGTTTGTAGATGTTGCAAGTGCAACATATGGTATATTTCCAGTTCCATATCTTCCATTGTTTACTGTATTTGATTGGTAAGAATATGCATCTGAAGATCCGTTTGTTGATGATGCACCATTTGAACGACCTTGAAATGCAATCAATTTATTTCCTGAAACTCCACCTTTTCCGAATGATGATGAAGCAAAATCAGAACCAGAATGTGCGTCATTAATTGATGTTGGAACATCGTCTACAGACAAAAAGTATTGATGGTAGTAGGATGATGTTGGATTACCAAATTTATCTCTGTTAATCGCACTAAATTGATATTGTATATCAATATAATAACTTCCAGAAGATAGATATAAACATCTAGTTACATCTGTATTTGGATATTCGTATGCAGTATCTGATCCTTTTGCGGCTAATGAATAGTAAATATTATCAGATCCTTGATTTAAATAATTTCTTGCTAAGTAGTAAATGTTTACAGGGCTTCCTGCCATGTTTGTACCAGAATGATACAATTGATAAATTATTGCAGAAACTGGAATACGACTACCACCAATAAATGATGTAACGTCCCAAGTAAACGAATTTGTATTTGAGTTGTTAACATCTCCTGGAGTGTAACTTCCTGTTGTACCTGTTCTTACGTTTCTTGTATAAAAAGGAGTATATCTTAAATTATCTTTTTTAGCTTCAATTTTGTAAACTAATCCAAGACGTGGATATCCTTTTGTTAAATCAATTGCTGTTAAATTCATTTTAGAAGCAAGTGTTCCATAATCACTATACAATTCAAAAGTATTTGCAGTTAAAACTTTAACATAGTAAACTGTTCCGTCAGTCAGACCACCATTTGTAGATGGACTTACTTCTGTTCCACGAACTTGAGTTTGAAATAATAATGCTGCATTATTTGTAAATCCATGAGAATTCCATGTAACTATGTCCGTAGCAGCATCAACATCAGCTGCTTGTAAATATTTAACATAAGTTGGTTCCCAATCCCAAGTTACTACAGGATAGTCATACGCAAGAGATGATGCACCAATTCCTGTATTTGAAGATACACTATTTGATACTGTAAGTGTTGCTGACGAATCAATATAAGGACGACCATCAGGAGCAGTTCCAACTGGATTTGAAATTGTAAGTACTTTAGGACCAATTGTTTGTCTTAAATAAATTTTTGTACCAACAGCTAATCCATGTGTATCTGATGTTCTTACTGTAATAGTTGATGGACTTGCTGCATTTGTAGAAATTGCACCATCCGCATTCGAAAGATCTATTTGAAGATTTGATCCTTCAAAAAATTTTGCAGGAATTACGTTTGTATATGAACCATTTACAATTTTAGTTTCAAAAGCAGTTTGATCTATTTCGTAGTATAATTCGGTTGCAACAGGAATACCAGTTACAAGGAATGCACCCTCTGCAGTTATATCGCTTACTCCTGATATAATGATTGGATCTCCAACTGCTAAGTTATGAGCAGTAGTAAAAATACATTTTACTTGTTTTGACCCTGCTGTCAATGTGATAGATACTAATCCTTCAAGTGATGCGTCACCTGCTGTAGAATAAATTGTAGGAATATTTAAAACTGTTTGAAGTGTTTCCCATTTTGTAGATTGTGTGCCATATTCAAAGTCTGTATCAATTAAGTTTTCTGGATTTGATACACGCAATTTGTTCACTGGGTCGATCATGGCTTCTTCGAAACCAATACGAGCAAATTCTTCTTCTATAAATATTTGTAAATCATCATTGATTGTTGTCGGACCTAATGCAGCATTTGATAATGATCCTCTTAGAACAAATGTAGTTTTTTCTGAACCTGCGTCGTAAATACGATTCGTTACACCTAATGCTGAATCAGCAAAGTTGTAAATAATTTTATTTGCAGTAACGTTAGTGATTAATAATAAACGTTCAAGAGGTATGTTACCCTCAATAGTAACAGAGTTATTTGAAACGCTAATTTCATATTTTGTAGCAAGTAGTTTTTTAGGCATTTTCTATATTCCTTATTTAATTTAATTCTTCTTTGACATATCTTGGTAAAGCATTCGCATCATGCTTATATATTCCTGTCGGTGCTGTAATCATATACATTCCTTTAGGATTTCCGCTGATTGTTATATCAGCATCATATACACTTAAACTATGCAACCGATATTTTTCAACAGGTTTTTCGTTTATATTTAGGTTATCGTCAAGTGCGATAAACTTATATTGTGGGTTTAATTTAAGTATTTTAGGTGTATTTCCTAAAAATTCAGTATATCCGTCCCAAATTAATACATCTTTTGGGTCTGAAATACAATAAAACGTACTTTTTTCACTCACAGTTTTTAAACGAACATGTGTTTTACTCGCAGTTGCAAGTATTTCTTCATTACTTGGGAGTGGGTTACCAACATAATCGGTTCTTCCATCATACCCTTTCATAATATATGAATAATGAAATCTAAAATTTGGACCCATTATTCCTAATTCTTTTTTTGTATCCCAGTCACAAATCGCAACTGCACCCTCTTTAAGTGTTGTAAGTGTGCATAGTTCTACATTTGGGATTCCAATCCATCCTTCTTGTCCCTTGGTTCCTGTAGCTTTTTGCAATATAAAATTTTCTTTATATCTTGAACAAACTACTTCCCACGACCAATCATCAGGAGTCTTTAATTTCATAATATAATATTTAGGTATTATCCACCCAATGCGACGCTCATCGCAGTCGTAATTGATGCTGGATTAATTATATCCCATTTAGATCCGTCGTAAATTTCTTCTCTACTTAACGATGTATTAAATCTTATGTCACCAGCTTTTGGAACAAGTGGTCTTTCTTCTGTTGTGCCTTTTGCAAGAGTACTTGCAGTTCCTCTTAATTCTATATTTTTTGAAATCGAATTATTTACTATTTTACTGATTGGCATATATATCCCTATTTAGTATTTTTAATCGTTCGAAATATACGATATGCTAAATTCTAAAACACTCGAAGCAGTTAAATTTGCAATCGTTGCAGCAGAACCATTTGTTAAAACACCTAATGTTGTTGTGTTTGTAATCGCACGAACCAATGGATTCGTAAATGATGTGCCATTTGTAACTAGAAGAGTTCCATAGTCAAATACTACGTTTCCTGCTCCATTTGCAATCGTTGGCATTCCACCAATCGTAAACGTTCCAGAAGCAGTTCCTAATCCAGTAACTGTAATTTTTCCTGATACTTTTACAAGTCGACCAATTTTAATATATTTTGCTTGATTTAATGAATAAGTTATTCCTGTTCCAGTTGCTGGGATTAAAGTTGGACTAAAATCTCCTTCTTCATAATCATCTAAAACGTTTGGATTATTTGAAGCATTTTGAGTTCCTGGAAATTGTACATATCCGTTTGTAGTTAAATTTCCTGTAATTGCAAGAGCACCAGCATACGTTTGTTGTGTAAGCAATGTAGGATTGTGTGGTGTATATCCTAAATTCGCAATCGCAACACCAGCTGCAAGTTTTGAATTTGTAATTGTATTATCTGCAATTTTTGCAGCAGTAACTGCTTGATCTCTTAATGCTGCAGTTGCAATCGCACCATCAACATATGAATTTCTTGATACTGTACCGAATCCTAAATGTAATATGTTTACTTTAATTCCAGCAACTAGAGGGCTTGCTAATCGACAAGCTGTTCCACCTACAATCGTATAATCTGCTGTATCAGTTTGTACAACTCCATTTATTGTAACTAATATTGCTTGTGGAGAAACTGGAACTTTAGACATTGTAAAATCTTGTTGATTCAACGTACTTACAAATTTATCAACTGTAAAATTTTTTAAATTATCTGCAAGAGCAAGATCCGTTACAGAACCTGCTGATGGAGTTACTTGATAATTTGACCCACCTGTGTGTGTAATGTAAATATTTTGTCCTAATTCTGGAATACCATTAAAAACAACTGCTCTAAATCTTAATAGTTCAATACTTGAAATTAAAAAAGAACCACCTGTTTCATTTTCATAAGTGATAGTATCTGTATCATAATTTACAGTTTTTGGTTCGTTATATACAACAGTTGTTGCTCCAGCACTAAAATTTGCTGTTGATGTTTTAATTACATCTATAAAACTTGTTGTAGCATTTGCTATAATTCCTGTTGCTGAACCTTGTGTTATTTTGTCTGAAATTTTTGGAGACTCAGCTTCTGCTGTAACTGATGTGGCAGTAAAATATTGATAGAAAGAAGTGGTTGGAAGAGTATTACCAACATCAACAAGACCATTCGGATTAAGTGCATAATATACGTTGTCTGTTGTGTTTCTAAAAATTAAATAATGTGTAGTTGTATCTGTTACAAATGCTCCAGAAGATAATACACCAACAATAGCTGTTGGTTGATTAACTGAATCAACTTTATTTACTGTAATTTCTGCAACAAGTGTATTTCCTGTAATTGTACGTTGTTGTAATTTTATAGTATCTCCAGAAGCTGATGCAAATGCGTTTACACCATTTAACATATCTTTTACAGAATTATATAATACTGAATTTGATGCATAGTTCGCAACACCAGTCGCAGTACTTCCTGTTGGTTTTCCAATTGTAATATTTCTTATTTGCTTGATTACACCACCAGAAATAATTATTCGATAAACGTCTTGAATTGTGTATGCAGTTACTGGTTGTTGCGGAACGTTATCCACAATCGCTAATACATTTGACTCAAATCCTCCAGGAATTTCTTGAGCAAGGACATATTCTTTTTGATATCCTGTGCCAGCAAATTCGTCTCTCGGACGAAGCTGAGTATTTAATGCTTCTACATTTGAAGAACCAATATATGCCATGAATTTTTTTAGATGTCTTCTAAAATACTCGCAATCGCATCAATTGATGTTGATGTATTACTTACTACTTTTAGAGCATCTGTATTTGTTAAAACTATTTTTTGACCAGAAATAATTTGTAAAGTGCCACCAGTTGGAACTGGAGCATTTTTTACAAGATAATAATCTGAGCCTGAACGAGATATATAAGCATTGACTGTAACTGCAGCATTCGAAGTATTACATACATCCAACTCAATTACAATTGAATTTTTTGAAGCTGGAGCTGAATACATCGTAACTGGAGTCGTACCAATATCTCGTTGTAATGCGTTTTTAAAGACGTTTGCCATTGTTTATCCTAATGCTATTGTTATCGCTACTGAGTATTCGCGTGTTTCGTTTACTGCTGACACTAAATCTGGTTCTGCATTCGATAAAAGTGCAAGATCACCAATATAGTCTTCTTGATTATTTGTTTTGGTAATTACTGAATTTGTTTGAACACGCCATTGATCGAACGTATTCGCTTGTGATACAGTATTTACGACAGCTTGTTTTGCCATACTTATTTTTTCTCTTTAGTTAATTGAGTTAATAAAGATCTTATCTCGAATAACTCGCTTTTGATAGTATTTATTTCACTCTGCATCATTCTTTCTCTACTTAATGCATTTTCTTGTATTTTTATATAGTTTTCATATTCAGAAGTATTCGTATTAATTACTCCATTTGAATAAGAATCTCTTATATATGCTGGATAATCAGATACTCTATACTTTGTCATATACTTAACTATAAGAAATTACTCTTAAATTCTTTACTTTAGGCACATAAACTGAATTACTTGATTTAAATACAATTTTAATTTGTATATTTTTATATGCTGATAATAACTCTAATGTATGTATTCTTTCTTTAAATACGTCAATTGAATCTTTTGAAGATGATGTAAATCCTGTATCAATCCATCTTAATTTAGATAATACTACTTCATCATTCCATGTTCGATAGTATAATTTTAAATTAGTATTTATAGGTATATTTGCGTCAAATAATATCTTAAGATTATTTGCTGGATTTGTTAATGTCAATGTTCTTGTAATGTAATTCGCTAAATTAGTTGCACCTGTTGGAGCAAAATCACTTACATATGCATCATATTGTTTAATTGACCATGACGCACAAGTTCTTCGTATTGCCATTTTAGTAGTTGTAATTGTAGTCGTTGCATTTCCTGTAAGTGTAATTGCTCCAGATGTTACAGAAGCAACAGTTCCTACTACTTTTTTCTCTAATCTTTGTTTCGATCCACCATCTGGTGTAACTGTCTCATATAAAGTAGTTGAAATTAATATATCACCAGCAGCAATTCTTGAAGTGTTATCAACTGAAGATGATACTGAAGTAGAAGATGAGTTTGAAGATTGTGTTCCTTCTAAATCAAATTCAAGCCAATCATGTACTACATCCAAATATATTGTATTTGTTGTTGGAAGTGAAGAGAATGCTGAATTAAATGTTACAGTAACTTTATTTCCATCAGCTGAACCTGCATAACGATCAAGAGATCTTTCCTCTACTACGTTTGCAATATTATATGTTCCATTAATTCCTGTGCGTACAGAATTTAATATTAAGTCAGCACCAATTTGTGTGTTTGCTAATAAATTATCAGCAGCATCAATCCATGTAACTAATTGACCATTTCCTGAATTATTGTTTGATATTTCTACAACACCACGAGATACTATTTCATATGCAACACCACTTGCATTTGTTGCAAGAGCATTCGCAGTTAATACGATTGTAGTTGCGTTTGTTATTGAAGAAATTACACCAATCGCAGTATTTCCTACACGAATCGTATCACCAACTCTTGCTTCAGTAGTAAATAAAGTTCCTGAACCACTTACTGAAGTTGAAGAAGTGCTTGTTGTAATTGTTCCTGTTCCAGTTATAAATGTATCAGCATCAGTTACTGTATTCGCAACTAATATGTTTCGGTCGTCAATTCCTGATACGTTTAGATTAGCTGATGATTTATCATCAATTGAATTTGATATCGCATAAACACTCATCTTTTGTAAATCAATTACAGGCGATAAATTTGCGTTTGTTGAGAATAGTCTTGTACGAATCTTTAATGATGGTCTCTTTAATAGTGGTGATGTGCTCACTACTGTTTGATTTTCGTATGATTTAATAATTTTTCTTGAATTGAAATAATAGTTTTCATTCGCAACAATCGGTAAAAAGTCAGTTGCTACATTTGCCGAGTCAGAAGCTGATATATAATATTCAATTTTAGTATCTGTAAATGTTAAATCATTTGTTTTTAAATACAATGCATCAAGATTTAATTGACGTGAACATCTTACATTTGTTCCACCATAATTACCTTTAATAAAGTTTGCAGTTGTTCCAGTTAATAAATTTGTACTATTCGGATCAGTTGTTTGTAATTGAACCACGAAAGAATCTTTTGTCAATCCTTCTGCTAAAACTAAGTGAGATCCATTTAATAATGTATCTGGCGCACCATTTACTCCATTTGCACCATAAATTCCTACAGGAACACCAGAAATAACAGCAATATCGTTAAATGTGAATCCATGATTTCTTGCTTTTACTCTTACATGTGGTGAGTTGGGTGTAAATTCAAAAGGATTTTCATCTAACTTAAATGTAATTGGTGGGTTTGCTTTTAATTCTACATCAGCGATCACTCCTGTATCAAAAGTGCAAGAGTATAATCTAAACTTCATATCTAATAATGGATTAATTTGAAACTCTGAAGAGTTTTGTGAAAGATATAAAGATCCAGTTAATGGCTGTTGAGTAATAATATTTGTAGTTTGTAAATCTGTTTTACCCAGTTCAGAAATAAAAATTTTAGCTCCAGGTTCGTCTGTTCTTACAACAATTGCATATGTTTCGTTATCTTGTAAATAAACTGGTGCTAAAAATTTAAAGTTAGTTGCAACCGATCCATTTGATGATATATTAATTTCGTTTGGATTTTTTGTAATTGTTGTAAATGGTACTACTCTTGAAGATGGAACACCATTATTTGTAACACGCAATTCTACTATAATTGGTCTATTACCTGCTTCTTCAAAATATAAATCAACTGAAGAAACAAAAGCACCACCTTTAGATGATACCACAAATGTTTGCGCAATCGGATCGTGTCCTCTTCTAATTGTATAAAGAAGACGAGTTGTAGTTGTTGTTCTTCTTGCAGGTATTTCTTCAAATAAACGATCTTGAACGAATCTTACATCTCTTGAGTTTACGATTGTTCTTTCTTTTGAAAGTGTAGTTCCTGAAGCAATATAAGTTGCAGATCCTTTAGAATCGAAATCAAATTCACTATTTGAAACGTTATCAATTAATTTAAATGTACGTTCTCCTGTTCTAAAATTAGGAGAAGGAATAGTAAACACACCGCAAATAGATCCATTTACATCAGTTCTTAATTGACTTCCAGTTGTTTTTAAAGTAGGTGGAGTTGATGCGTCAGTGCTTCCATTAATACTTGTAATTGTAACTCGGTTTTTTGCACCATTTCCTATATCTACTTCACCAACTAATACGTCACCGATAGCAAATCCTCTTTTAATATTAATCATGTGAAGATCACGAACAGTTGACGATGTACGATATCCTTCAAAATTTGCAACAGCACTTGCTTGAAGACGTTGTAATTTACCACCATCTCCTGCAGCATATGCAGTTGTTGAATATGCATCAAAAGGATATATTAGCGATCCATCAATATTTTCTAATGTAATCGTTGTTCCTGATACTGCTTTTACTCTAAAGATTTTTAAATTTAATTGTTTTGAATGATTCGATCCATACGTTACAATTGTAGAAGTAATATTATTCTCAATTACATTCGATGTAACTGCTGGGTTTGCTCGAACAGCATCAAAGTTATACATGTGTACATGATGTCCTGGAAGAATACCAGAAGCACTTGATACTGTAAGTGTAAATGAACTGTTGCCAAGAGCATTTGTAACATTTGCAATTGTTAAAACTCGAGTCGCCGTATGTTCTTCGTTCTTTAATACATCACCGAAATAAAATGCTGGTTGTGATATACCATTCGCATCAGTTCTTGCTGGTGAATCTGATAAAACTGATTGAATAGTTGATTGTACGTTAAAGTTTAAATCTGCAGCACCAACTACTTTAGTTACACGGAAAACGTCAGCAGGGTTTATATAACTTGCATCAACTCTTGTATTATCAAAGAAAGCATAAAAATTCGTATCAGGTTTTAAATTCCAACCAATAAATGCAACTGGTCTTGTTCTTATAAAAGGAATATAAGATACATCTACAACTCTATCACCATAATTAATAGAATTTGTTGTTCCTGAAAGAGATGTACGTATTCCCTCTCTTGATTGTGTTCCTGTTTGTGTAGTAATTGTTTCTTGAAATCCTGCGTTCCATGTTTCGTAATTTCTTACTTGATCAGTTGAACCTGTCCAGTTATATGACCATTCATTCCACTGCGTTCCCATTACTCCTGCTTTTTCAGCAAGGAATCGAATCGCATCATATCCATTATTATCCGTTACTTGTAAATCAGGACGACGATCTGTTTCTTTCCAGAAATCTCCTTCTGGTGTTAATTCTATTTCTCCTTTGAAAGCACCAATCTTATATGGATTTACATCGATAGTTCTTGATGCGTTTGGATTAAATATGAAAGATGATTCTGTATATGGTAATGTAATTAAATCATTCGTTCTTTGATAATCTCTACTTGCTCTTTGTGGACCTGAATCTAGATTTTCAATTACATCTAATGCATCAGTAAAGTGCATTGGTCTTAATTCATTTTTCGCTGAATCAACTGCGATACGATAATCTGGATGTTGTACGTTTCCTACACCATGACCACTAAATTGATCAACAAGGAATCCGTTCTTAAATCTGTCTAATCCTGTAGTTGCTGATTTAATTGAATATGATTCAGTTTCTTTTTCTAAAAGAGTTAAACTTGTATAATATTCTAAATTTGAAATTCTTTTTTCTAAGAATCCAATATCTCTCATCGTATAACGACGATTATCTCTTTTAAATAATACTACATCAGATGCTAATTTAGTATAAGCTGGTAAAAACACAGATCCTAATATCATTCCAGTTTTTGGATCTTCAGGTTGTTTTGGTTCTAATGCTGGCACTCCAGTTAATATATTAAAGTTTCCGACGCTATCAAGAACTATTTTATCCCAACGAGGAAGATAGTTTGCGATACTTGTATTAAAATCTGTTCCAATTTTTGGTATGCTTGGTGAAAATGTATTTAATCCTTCAATCACTGGACGATAATCAATTACGTCATGTAAAAATACAGTTGATGTAGTACCATCTGGGTTCGTAGATTTAAAAGATGGTATTTGATCATAAGAAATAGTTGAACTATAACTATCTACTGAGAAATAATTTCCTGTTCCACTATATGTGAAATATCTATAAGATACTCTTAAAGCACCTGTTGGAACACCTGCTCCTTCTTTTAAAACTAAAGCACCTTTTTGATAATGTGTAGTTCTTTGACCATTATCTAATGTGAAACGATCTGTAATATCTACAGCCCCAGATGAAGAATATGCTGAATAGTTTCCTGGAGTCATACTTACAGAAACGATATTAAATATATCTGCATGTGGTAATATAACTGATTTTGCAGTTACGTTAATCGCAGAAACTATATCTGCAGTTGTAGATGTAAGTGTTTTAATTTTTTCTCTTGCAGATACACCAGTTTGTAATATGCTTGTAATTAATGTGTAACTTCTTGCATTAGATAATCCTGAAATTGTAACTGTCTTACGATTTGAATCGCTATCAAATGCAATAGTTGAAGCAGAAATGTTTACAACTGTTTTTGCTACGTTATCAAATAATGTATAGTTAGTTAAATCTGAATCTGATAAAAAGAATTCTGTTGGGGTTGTAAGAGTATGAACCCACTCACCACCTGCGTTTGTTGTTGCAGTAATAGTTCTTCGAATCGTATGAGTTGAAGAAAGTACACTATCTTGTGCAGTTGCTGAATCGTATCCACGTAATGTTTTAGTGTTTTCAATTCCTGTATCAAATACTAATGATGTATATTCAGGATTATAAACTGCAGTCGCACCACGAGCATAAACAACTCCTGTGTAAGTTGCAGCTAAATTTCGATCAAGAGTTAAAGAAGTTGGAGATGCAATCGATAGTACATGACCAACAAATGTATTTGAAGTTGTAAGTAATACCGCATCACCCACTTTATATTCATCTTGAAATCTTGTTCCAACTCCTGTAAGAGTTGCAGCACCAGAAGTTCCTGATACTGTTCCTAATAGTGGAACTAATGTCCCTGCAGTATTTTGATCAGTTGTACAATAGAAATTAATTACACCAGTCGCACCAACATCAGTAATCCATTTTACATCTCTTTCAATGTTATATCCACTTTCTAATTTAATATCAAAAAGAGAAAGTTTAAATTCTGGTGATGAATAACTTGAAGAATGTAATTGAATAGAACGAAGTCTTGCTGTTCCGATTAAACCTGTTTTTCCTGAATTTGTTGTTGTTCCGATTGTTGGTGCAGATACGTGCATTGTTGAACCATTCCACAAATAAACTAATCCATAAGTATCAACAGCTGGTAATCCAATCACACCATCTACTAAAACGTAATTTCCTACAGATGTTCCGATTGGTTGATCGTCAAGTCTTGATACGTGACCATTTTCAATTCCATTAATTGGTCTTGCACGATTAATACTTAAATATTGAGAAATTGTGCTTTCAACTTCATATCCTTCGATATATGCTTTTCCTGGATCTACAACGATTGCAACTTTGTCTGCACTTCCATATGTAACACCAGAAACTGGAGTCGCTGGACTCGCAGGGAACACACCTCTATTTGTTCCTGATATTAAATGTTCTCTTGCTGTTAAATTAAATTTTGTTACTTCATAGCTACCAGATTCATCAAAAGTTCTTCTTGCGAATGTTTTTTCTATTTCAGCATATGATGTTTTTTCAACTTTGTGTTGAATAATACCATCTTTTACACGTAATAATTCTACAAATTTAATTGTGTCTGTAGAATCTATCGTTAATCTTTTTAGTGATAAATTAATTTTATAACGATGAGCTCCTGGAGCAGCATAGTTATTACTTCCTTGAGCATTATCATTTAATGTTGAATCTTGTTCAGGTGTTACGATAGATTCAGTAACTTCAAACCCAACACGAGCAGTTACTGTGTTTGTAAATCTTCCAATATAAAGATGTAGTTCTTCAGTTGTAACAAAAAAGCCATCAATATAATAAATTCCTTGTTCAACTTCAACAGATGTTGCATATCCTAATACGTCTGTTGTTGAATTATTTGTATAAACTGTACCAGCAATACCAGTGTCACCGAATGTTCGAATGGTAACTGATATATCTGTAGTTTGATTTGCTGTTAATCTATAATTGGCTGCTGTTGTGTTATCACTTGCGTATGCAGTAATAATTTCTCCTGGAATGAAACGTTTAGTCGTTCCATCATCAGCAGTATCTTGAATTTTATAATAAAGAGTTGCAACATTGCTATCTCCTTCTACCATACATCCGCATTCAGATGTATCAATTACTACTGCTTTTACACCAGAAGTTTGTCCAGTAATAACTTTATCTCTAAAAGATGTTAGATAAGATGTTACGTTTGTATTTCCGAAAAGATCTTGAAGTTTTACAAAATGAATTGTATTATCATAGTTCACTGCTCCAGGAACAACCATCGATCCATTTTTGAATATATGGTTTCCAAATCTACTTATTTGATTTTGAAGAAGTGTTTGAAGTTGAGTTAATTCTCGTGCTTGAACAGCATATCCTGGACGAAACAATACACGAAGAAACTGTTTCGTTTCAGCGTAATCGTCAAAATAAGGTGTTACATTGAAATTTATACTCATGCTATTTTCTGTTATATAAAAAGAACCGAACTAAATCGATTACATTTCAACTATGATTTTAATATCTTCGATTTGGTCTATCGCACGATTAATCGGTCTTCTATTCTCAACGTAGATAACATCGCCACTGTCAGCTTGAATTTCTGGATTTGTTAATGCTCCAGAAGTAAATGTTACAGCGACTGGTGTTACTCCATCAGAAGCATACATCGTAATCGTTTCACTAGATTGAAATGATGCACCAGTTGGATTGTCTGTACGAGTTTGAATATAACGAATTAAATTGTTCGTTGTATCGATTGATACGATACGACCTTTTGCGTTTGATGTACCACCTGATATAATTCGATCAACTAATGGTGTTCCAACAAGAGATGAATATGCAACTTGTTTTGTTGCTGTTCTTGTTGAAAGAGTCGCAATGTTTATAGTACCAAAGTTATAAGGATCACGAATTAATGTAATACGACGATAGTCATTGTCAACTGGGAAGTCGCCAGAACCATCATTGTATTCTAATCTTATGTTCATCATTACATAAAATGCACCTAATTCTTTTACTGAATCATAACCATGTCCACCTTTTGGTGAAATGATTACAGATGCTGCAGCATTCGCTCCAGAACCACCTGAGAAAGAAACAGTTGCATATGTGTAACCAGAACCACCAGATGTAATTGTTACACCAGTAATTGTGTTACTTCCTGGATCTCTTACAGCTGTTGCTGTTGCACCAGTACCATCACCAATAATAGTTACTGATGGTGTTCCTGAGTATCCTGAACCAGCATTTGTTACTTTTATAAAATCAATTCTTCCGTCGACGGCAGCTTGTTCAACAAGATATTGATTATAGTAAGCATCTGTAGATCCTGGATTAGATCCGATCTTTTTAACTGGAATAAAATCTGTAGAAACAAATTTTAAAACGTTTGCTGGAGAAACTGTGAACATATATTTCCACTTATAACTGTCCGCAGTTGTAATAATTGATGTGCCTGTTCCTGTTGGTTTTGTAGTTGAAGCAGCACCACTATTATTTGAAATACATTTATAAACATTGTATTCGTCTGTAATTACATAATAGTTTGCATCAAATAAAGTTGCAGGTGTTGTTGCTCCACCAGAGGTAATGTTTACACCAGCAGTAGTTCCATTGTAATCGTGGCGATACATATCATAATATTTTCCTGAAGTCCAATCACGTCTTGGAATAGAAAGGATTACATCAGATGCTTGAACTCGCTTTAAAGCGATCATATCATCCCAGTAATATAATTCGTCTGATACTGTATCTTTTGGTGTATCTGGTAAATTGTCGTCAGTCCATGATTGTGGTCTTCCGATACCAAGATATATATTTGTTGCTGAAGATTCGTCAAAACCCTCTAAAAATGATTGCGCATTATGAATGCGAAATTTATTTGAAATAATTGCTGCCATGTTTGTTTTCCTGTAATTTTAAGTATATAAATCAAATTTAAGAGTATCGACATCCCATTTATATTCTGTTGTATCGAACTCAACACTGTCTGCGTCAAACGTATATGTATCATCCCATGTAAAACGAGCATCGTCTGTGGAGAATCTTAATGCCGATGCAGGTAATCTAATGATACCTATTTCTGACTCAATTGCAAAATTGACTTTTCTATATGGACTATTTAGTACATCTGAAACAGTCAAACTACCAAAATCTTTAATTTGTGTATTTCCAATCCCCCAGTAGTTATAATTAGGATTCGGATACGTATTAATTACTCCATACGTCGAAGTAGTATAAGCAGGTGTTCCGTCTATATTTGCGTATTTTGTACCAAATACCGATGGTTTATGCGTAAATTTGTATCTTTCAAGATCAACTAGATTGGCTCCTGCTCTTCTTGCAGAACCATCAAAAGCTGGACTTGATCTTTCAACTAAATTCGTTTGATTCGAACGATATAATACTTTATCAGTAACCTTTGAACGAGTAATAATCGTTTTTGCCTGCTCGAATCCAATTACTTCAGGTCTTAGATCAAGTAAATGAATTTGATTTATAGGCAAGTTCGGGAAGTTAAGAATTGGTAAAAATTCACTCGAACTAATACTTATATTTAGGTGACTCACTATGAAATCTGTTAAATAAAGTGTTATTTGTTCTTTATTTGCAGAAGCATAGACTTCATAAGCAGTTCTATAATTTCCAACTGCTCGCATTTTAGCATCAATAATTTTTCGAACTGTATAGTTAATTGAGCTTGAATGAATAGATGCTCGAGAAGTTGCAGTAGATTTAAGTTTTACTTCTCCGAAAAGTGCTAATCCGATTGGATGCAATAGTTTTTTAACTGCATCACGATATTGATTAATACTTTGTCCTACTTTAATTACATATGAATAATCTTGATAATATAGTGAATCTTGAATTCTTTTGCTTGATTCTGATATCTTTCCGTCTGTATTACTAAATCCACCAATTTGTTTTCCGACGGCACCAACACTAGCTCGAATAGATGGATTATTTACAGAAGTAATTACTGCAGTGGTATTCGAAACTGTACCTCGAATATTCATATGTTTTATAAAATAGCCTGATTCTTCACGAACAAATATATCTTCATCTTCATCAAGTAAATAGCCTGAACCATTTTCGAGTAAATAACCACCGAATGATGTAGATTCTTTTAATTTAATTAAATGTAAATCCCCATTAATATTTTCAAGAATACCAGAAGCATTTTGTTGTTTCTCTGAAAGGAATTTGTCTCCACTCTCTAATAATAAATTATCATCTAGGCTGGTTTCTAAACCTAACTTTTGTGGAAGCGAAACGATCGATTCACCAACAATAAAATTTCCTGATGGGTTTTTAATTACAGCATAGGTTGGTATTTGTAAATTTGGAGGATTAATGTAATTAAACCCAGATTCTGGAACTACAATACTTGAAATTGTTCCAATATCATTTGACTCTGCTAATACTTTACCACCAGTTCTTCCTGCTCCAGTTGGTAATGAAACTTTAGGAAGTCGATTGTAAAAAAATCCACCATTAATAACAGTTACTTTTTTGATCGGTCCAGAATTAGAAGTTTCGATATCTAATTCTCCTAATGACTCACTTAAAATTTTACCTCCACCTTCAAGTAATAAACTATCTCTATCTATTTCTGTTATATTTGCGACTGCACTTAAACTTGGAGAATTTTCTGGTCCACCAGTTCCAGTATTATCGAAAAGAATAGGATCGCCAATTAAATATCCAGTTCCTCTATTTGCAATTGTAATATTTGTTACAGATCCTGGAAGAATAGTTGCTACTTCAGCACGAGCAAGTGCTCCTGTTGAAGATATAAATCCGATTAAATCACCAACTGTATAATAAGATCCTCCACTTGTAATATTAAAATCATTAATGATAGATAAAACATTACAACTAACAACCGAATTGTCAATATTAGATCTTGATGTAATCGTAAAAGATTCAGAATCCGTTTGAGAGTAAAAAACTCCAGTAATACTATCTTCTGATAAAGTTAATTCTGAAATAGTTGTTCCTAGATAATCAAATTCTGTAACGTTTTCAACTCGAGCTGTTGCAATCTGTACACTACCATCTTGATAGTTTCTTGTTTGAGTGATTGTTTGTCCAACGATATTTCTCGCGTCCCCAATAATTGAAGTTGCTCTTAAAATGTTTCTTTGACTCCATTTACCATCAGAAACACGAAGCATATCGATTTTAGGATAATATACTTCTGCGTCTTCATTAAAAAGTATTCGGAATAGAAACTTATATGAGTTCTCTGTACCTTTACTTAAATATAAATTCTTAATATTTTTAGCTAAGAATCTTTTATTTGAAATTATATCTTGTGGGATTGGTGCAAGTATTTCTTTTTTAAAATAGTCTATAAAAAAATCTACTGTATTATCGATATCTTTAATATCTTCAAGATTAGATTGTGGATAAAAGTTTTCAAGCCACTCGTAGTATGCTTTAAGAAAATCTACAAATTTAGTATTTTCTTCACGAATAAATTCGGGAACTTGTTTTGATACTACTGTTGATGCTTTCGCTTTTACGTATGCCATGTCTATCTACTAGATGTAAATATAAAGTCTTTACCTGAACTTGATTCGCCTGATGCTATTTTATCTGCAATTACATTTACAATAATATCTTGTTCACGAATAAAAGACAACTGATTTCTTACTGATATAACATCATATGAATTAGGTTCAGCTGTAAACACAATTTTTCCAAATGAATTTCCACTTGAAATATTAATGCTGTCTAATTGAATTTTTCCTGTAGTATAATCAACTGTTCCAATGTAATTTGGAGTATATACTTTTGCATTTGAAGCTGTTAAATAATACAATCTTAAATTTCCAATAGTATTATCTTCAATAAAGTAAGTATAATTGCTTCCTGCTATATTAAATCCAGAAGATGTAACTGCTGCAAAAGAATTTTGAGCATTGGTATTATGATATAATGGATTATTTAATTTGATTGTATATTTTGTTGTATTATTAAAACTTGGTGTAAGTTCGTATTTAAGTTTAATTTTTGTTATATTCGAAACGATACTATCTTCAGAATTATCAATTAACTTAGATAAAGCTGATTCTCTAAAAATAGAATCAAAACGATTTAAATTAGTTGTATTGTAATTTTCAATCACATCAGATACAAGTGTTTTAATAGTATCTGCACCACGTGTAGTTGCTTTTGGATTGTAATATACTGTTGAATCTACACTAATATAAAGTATTTCAGCATCAACTATTTCTGGTAATATAGAAACTAAATTTTTACTTTTTACAATATTTGTTATAATATCAGTTTTAGTAGATTGAGTAAGTGTAGTTCCTGTTTTTGGTTTAATACAAATAAATGCTTTTCCATAAATTGGTGGATCGTTTTCTTCGCCACCCCAAACAGAAATAGCATCAACGTTATTATATAATTTTGGTATAATTACTTTATAATCATCAGCTGTTACTGCACGATTTTGAGCAGCATAATATCTTGGCGCATTGTATTTAATACTTTCGATAGATTCTGGTTCAGTTCCACCAGCAGCTGGAGTTGTTGTTGTGATTGTAATGTTTGCTGTATTTGTAAATGCGTTTCCTGTATAAGTGAATACACGTGAGTCGTTTGCTGCATTCTCATTGCATGAAAAATAATCTAAAGTTACAATCGAACCATTTGTTGGCTTATAACCAATTAAACCATCTCCAAAATAAATTTCGAATAAACCATCATCTCTTTCTTTTAAAAAATAAACTCTTGAATTTGCACTAACAGAAGTAAACCCATCATTTAAATTATAGATAATTGTTGCTGCAGAGTTAGGATCTTCTTGAACTAATACTTTTAATGTCGTAGTGTCTATTTTTGGATTCGGAAGAACATATGAAACGTTATTTCCAACTGTATATGTTCGAATTAAATTTGTTCCTTCGATTAATGTTACGTTCGAAAAAAGATATGTATTTGAAACAGATCTAGTTGTAGTAATTGCAGAATCTGTATTAAAATTATAATTAGTGCCATTATAGTTAGTACGGAATATTGTTCCTCTCGGAAGAACTATGGATGTTGGATTTCCTGATACGTTAGAAACTGAAATATTTACTTTTGCTTTTGCAGCAATTGAAGACTTTGGAATATACCCAAGCATTTTTGCTAATGATACTACAGAAGATCTTTTTACTGCTGAATCAAGAAACATCTCATTTACACTTAAATTATAATATAAAGCATTATAATGTGTATTATAAGCAAGAACATCCAAAAGAACTGACATTCCAGATCCTTCGAAATTATAGTCAGTAAATTCAGGTTGAGTTTTTAAATAGTTTTTTAAATTACTTTTAATTTCGTCAAAATCTAATTCTGTTACTTTAATATTTTTATTTTGTGTTGCCATTATCGTGTTCTTTCTAGAGTTAAATTCAATTCAATTGGTGTAAAGGTATTAATGATTTTAAAGATTATCTTTACATCAACATAATTTTCATCAGGACGAATATTTACTATTACGTCAATTAGATCTGCTCTTGGTTCAAAATTACGAATTACATCAACAATACTTCTTTTTAATAATGCTTTAGTCATTGGAGTTGCAGGTTCGAACAACAATGCGCGAACTTGAGATCCTATTTCACTATGAAATGGTCGCTCGTAATTTCTTGTTAATACAAGATTTTTAATACTTTGTTTTACAGCAGTTTCATCGTATTTACGTGATATATCTCCATTTACTGGATGAGCAGTAAAATTTAAATCTAAATCGATGAATGTTCTTGAGTTATTTGCCATAGCATTATTTAGGTTATCCACCTATAAAAACTTTGTTACTTCCAGAGCCTATTTTATCACCACAAGCAATATTATCAAAAGTTCTACTCGCTGGATATCCTTCGATCGTTACTTTCGTTGAACCAGTCAAAACTTTACGTTGAACACCAGCATGCGTAATTAATAAGCAAGTATGACTAATATAGATTGTTCTATTCGTTTGTACTACTGGTTTTCCCTGAATAGTCGTCTTTAATGAGAACGGACCACTCGGAAGTCTTGCTGGCCAACATCCATGACCAGTCGAAAGTGTAGTCGAAATTGCAGCTGGTTTTAACATTTAAACCTCTGATATAAGAGTAAAGCCATCAGCAATTTTTAAATGATCTCGAACTGTAAATGTTTCATATTTATTTCCATCATATTTCCATGATATGTGTAACCAAACTGTTTTTGCGCCAGCATATGAAAGAACGATTCGATCATATCCATATGGTAAATTTTCAGCTAATGCGATTGCTGCAGCAACATGTTGCGCACGATTCCATCCTGAGAAACGTATATCAACTGCTTCACCAACATAATGTTGTGAAGATTCTGGTGCTCCTGGAATTTCTTCTTTATTTCTAAACCCATTTAGAATAATTAAATTTGCATATAAATCTTTTGCTGGTTCAAGAACATATTCGCATAATCCTTTTAAATTACAAACGATTGACGATTTGGTCACACCTAATTGATCGATAATCGGTATTCCACCATTTCGATTAAGTGCTGCTAATTGTATTCGAGCAGACAATTGAAGACTTGGATCAAAAGTTGTTAAACTATCGATTAATTCGCAATTTCGTGAAGCGATTGATGGAACCACACCACCAACTGGAATTGTGTTTGCTCCTAAAGTTCCTAAATCTAAATTTTTACTTAAATATAATCCACGAGTTATTTGTCTTTGTCTGTGTGCGATCGCATCTCCTTCGTCTGGAGTTTCATAAAGTAGTTGTTCACGATTACTTCGAGAATTCACAATCAATGGTGAAAACACAGGCATAATTGGAGATTCTACTGCGTTTTCGTTAATAGCTAATCCAGTTGAAGAATATCCTTCTCCTATTTCTATTTTTGCGCCATCAATTTGAGTTAAATTTTCTCCATTAATTGAGAATGTTCCTTTAGCTTCCATTAATATATTATTCGCAATTACATTATAATTTCCTGCAACGTTTGCATTTAAATTTCCAGCAATAATTAAATTACAATCATTATTAATTTGTATATCTCCTGGACCATCGATTCTTATTTTACCACCATTCTTTACTACGATATCTAATTCGCCATAAACTGTTAAAACCTTTGACCCATTGCTTACTTCGTAAGTGTTTCGTTCATTTAATACGTATCGATCTCCTGCGACACGATCAGTTAATGTTCCATTTGAATCCCATTCGTGCCAAGATCCTCTACGATGATATAGATTAATACGTTCAGCATTCGGTGTATCGTCCATTTCAAATACATGACCACTTTCTGTTTCAATTACTTTATTAAATGGATATTCAGCATTATAAGGTACTTCTGGTGCGTCCCATGTACTATAATCAAATCTTTCTAAATTAAATCCACGTGCTGCTTCTTTTTGATACACGGAAGTTTTATCTATATTCTCATGTCTTGCTAATCTGCTTGTATCTGGTTCGTTAGTATATGTAACATATCCAGATGCAGCACCGAATAATCCAGCATAAACGCCTTTTTTAGTTCCAGCATTACCAGAAGAATTGTTTGTGCCTATCGGATCTACATAAGCCGTATTTTCATCAAAAAGTTCTCCACCAAATTTTGGTGTTCCAACTGAAGTGAATTTTTTTGCTGCAGCAGTTCTTCTTGATTTTTTTGATGAACTTCCACCAAAAGATATTCCTGATAAACTACTTAAAACACTATCAACTCCAATACCACTCGCTAATCCTGAAATAGCACCAGCAGCACCAGCATAGTCTGCCGAATTAATAAGTGGTAATACTGATGATGCTTTAAATGCACCAACTCCTAAATCAGAAGCAACATCGACTACAGAATCAAACATTTCTTGATTGACTAATCCTCGAACTGAACCTGCAAGATTTGCGGCAACATCATCATTTAAATAATTTTTAAATTCAGAAACAGCGATTGGTTGATCTACACTTCCAGGATAAGTAGAAGAAACAGGCAATCCTTGCCAAGAAGTTTGACCATAACCAATTGTATATGTGTCGACACCATCTATTTTAGAAAGAACTGGTGTATCAGAAAAAGGGGTATTCTCTATAATACTATTTACTGTTGCATCTGTAACAGAAAATGTAGAGAAAGGTCTTGCGTCTTGTATTTCGAGAGATGCGTTTGAAATTTCACCACTATAAGTTTTCGTTACTCCATCAGAACCAATTCCGATTGAAGATGCAGTATTCACTTTTCGATCAGCAGGCTTAATAGATAATGTTGTTTCGTTGTTTTGTGGAATCCCTGCAAGTGTTCCGAATATGACTGGAACTTGTTGATCTTTATCTGTAAACCCAATCAATACGACACTGCCAAGAGTAATTCCTGTTGGGCTAATTCCTATGCCAGCACTCGCAGCAGAATTAATCGATGAAACAGGCATCGCCCATGGTAAATCTACTGTTGGAAGTATAGAAACATCTTCGTCATGTACACCAACTACACGTACTTGACATCTTCCTAATTTTAATGGGTCGTTTCTATTTTCAACTCTTCCTATATAAAATTGCATTATGCTAACTCCGTAATTCCACTAATTAAACTGTCTTTAATTAATTCTATTGTACACACATGTTCCTTTGTACTTATATCGTGATTAATTGATGCAATTAAATAACGACCAGAATACATTGGATCAACTGTATCCATATCAGAAGAAGAAATGGGTGCTGATCTAAACGTTTTCATTGTAACAACTTTCCCAACTGTATAATCTGTTCTTCCAGGAACTGTAATTTGTAATCTAAATCCTTGGGCAGTTGCAATCGCTGCGTTTCTTAATAAAAAAGAATCTGTATTGCTTACATCTTCAAATCCATTATGCATTGCTGTATGTTTAATTGAGTTATATGAAGATGAATATGGTGCTGAGATTACATTCGCTGACATTAATGGATTGCTATTTAAATGAGGTAATTTAGAGAAATCTTCAACTGAATCGTAATATTTTCTTTTAAATCTTTTTGTAATTAAATCATAAGTTGTCATTGTTGAGTTAAACATACCTTTTGTTAAACGATCGATAAAATCAAATCCTTTTGGCATGGTTAATTCTTTTGCTCTCTTATAATCTTCTTCTACATCTCGAATCGACTCTCCTTTAGAATTAGGAGTTCGATCGTAATTATCAACTATAAAATTTTGTAATGGTTCTTGTTTATATAAGCTGTTTAATGAAATAAAATTAAATCCGTCTCTATTTTCGAAAAACAAATAACTAGAGATACCATCTTTATTGATACTTTTTTCAGCAGTATAATTTAATGCTCGAATAGGACTCCAATGATTACATATAAACTTAATTCCATTAGAAGAAGTTTCGATATTGTATTGTTTATTTGTAGATAATCCATCATTATCGCCACGAATTAAACGATATGCTATATCTGAACAATAACCTGATTGAGCATTGGTCAATCTTAGATTCATATCTTTAATCGCTTCAATTGATATAAAATAAAGATTGTAAAGAGATTCTCTATCTTTTAATGAAATTTTATCAGATAGTTTATATACATAAAAACGACCTTTAAGAATTCGAGAATCTCCTTCGAAAGTTGGAGTAGAAACATGTATGTCTACAAATTCTTCGCCGATTAATGGAAGTTGATTAATTAAATCTAAAGATTCTTTGATTGTTATTTTACCTGATATAAATGGAGAGAATAGATCTTCATAAATGGATATAGACGCCATTAATTGACGTATATCAACCACACCAGTTTTACCGATTAAACTTAAATCATGTATTTCAACATCACCTGCAAATTTTAATTGTTCCATAAATTATTGTATTAAACTATTTAATTCATTTACTACTCGATTAATTAATGATGGTGCAATTAACTTAATTCTTCTTTTTGCGTCGTTAAGTGATATTTCATAATCTCTATTTGTAACTGCAGATGCTCCAGCGACAGTACTATCAACTACAAATCCATCTTTTCTATATTCTCTAATCGCATATGGGTTTTCATATTTACGATTAATATGTTCTTCTAATTGTGCCCACTCAAGTGGGAAATCATTATATACATCATATCGTTCATTTGCAAGCATGATCACCCAATGTAATGAAGCATTACCATATACTTTTTCTGCAAGTATCTCTGGTGTTTCACCATCTTTTATATCATAGTATTCCCATAAGGTAATATTTGATAATACTTCTTTTCTTACTCTTACATTTTGAGTAATATCAGAAACTACTTTAAAAACATCAACATTTTTTTCTCTTAAAGTATAGTATATTTTTGGAAATTTTTTAAAATAAGACATTAGAATGTATCCACAATAGTTGAATTGATAGTAGTGTTAGTTGTTCCTCTTCTCGATACTTCGCCAGTTGCTTCCAATACTTCTTTCGTAATAATAGCAACTTCTTTAAAGTTAAGAGTCATTTGAACTCCTGTTGGTGCACCATTTGCGAATGTATTATATTGACCATTTGGTGCATAATTAACATTCATACTCTCAAGAACAGCTGACGTATGTTTATGAATAAATTTATTTTCTTTTCCAGCATGTACGTAGAATATGTCAAATTCAGCTGGATATACAAATAAAAATCCATCTGTATCTTTTAATTCGGGATGCATGTGATATTTAAATTCATCGATAATGTTTTTTACATTCTCAGATTCTTTTTCATTTCTTGGATAAAAGTCATAGATATAACTAAATGTTCTAAAAGGAACTCCTTCGAATATTTGTTCTTTTTTTGGATTTACAGCGATCGTGCTCATCTTACCAAGAATTTTACCAGTTTCTCCCATTCCTGCTAATACTGCTGCTCCAATTAAATCTGCATTTTTCTTTAATGCATCTCCAACATTATTCTTCGCTGGACTTGTTGTTGCTCCTTTTAATGCTTCAGCCACATCACTTCCACCTCTGGAAATCATTTCAAATACATTCGTATCTAATTCGCCATAAGTTACACCATAATTAATCGAAAGATTGTTTGGTACATGTAAAGCGATTGCACTCTGAAGTCTTTTTCTTGGTTTTGTAAATTGTTTATCACCTGCATCTATATTTGATCCAACAGATCTTGCTGCGTTTTCTTTTGCGGCAGTTGCAGCAACCCCACCAACTCCGAGTGTACCTAATACAGCACCTCTTGCGCCAGTGCCTAGTACAGAACCAATCAGTCCACCAGAAACTGCTGCTTTAAGCATTGCGCCAGTAACTGCTTGATTTGCTGTAAGTTTTGCTCCAGAAAGTGCTCCACCAATTCTTGAAGTAACTTCTGGTATTGTTGTTCCGCGATCGTCAGATTTTGTAAATTTGCTATCTTCTGTAATGTTAATATAAAACATTACATATTGATCACCATAAGGATTTTTTCCAGCATTTGTAGAAAGTAGATCAATAGGATACGAGTAGTTGCTTACTCGATATTGATCTTGTACGAATGGCGATGTAGCCATTGATGTAGTATCAGAGAGTATTTTTTTAGTTAATTCCATAGAGTGCTATAAATAGTTATTATTACTATTATTTCATTATTTAGGTATGTTTCATAAAAGAAAGTATAAACCAATACATCCAGAGAAATATGCAGGTGATCCTACTTGTATTATTCTAAGAAGTTCATGGGAATCAAGATTTGCATCTTGGTGCGATAGAACACCATCGGTGATTTCATGGAAAAGCGAAGAAATAGTCGTACCCTATCGATCCCCAATCGATAATCGTCTTCATCGTTATTTTATTGATTTTTCAGTCTCTGTAAGAGAGAAAGATACAAATACTCTTCGAACATATTTAGTTGAAATTAAGCCAGAATCTCAAACAAAACCACCCAAATTTCCTGGACGCCAAACTAGATCATATCTAACAGAATGTAACACTTTCCTTGTAAATTCAGCTAAATGGAAAGCAGCAACAGAATATGCCAAAGATAGAGGGCAACATTTTATCATATTAACAGAAAAGCATTTAGGGTTGGCAACCTAAATAGTGCTATGGCAACTAGAATAACAGCACAAACAATCTTCGATAGATATCGTCAAGATCCCAGTATAAAGAATAAAACTCTTAACTGGTTTCAAAGACAGGTAAATATATTGCAAAAAGATCGAATACAGCCAAACGTATTAGTTCGTGGCGATAAAGAAAATCGACCTACTTCGCGAATTGTTCCTGGAAACCTTTATATGTTCTTTTATGATCCAAAAGGTAAAGAAGAACTTCCTTATTATGATCGATTTCCTTTAGTATTTCCTTATGATGCATCTGCGGATGGATTTATAGGTTTAAATATGCATTATCTTCCATATCAACTACGAGTTCGATTATTAGATCGTTTGTTAGATTATTCTTCAAATAGAAAAATGGATAGCACGACTAGATTAAGATATAGCTGGGCAACTATAAGATCAGCAAGTAAAATGGCACTAGCCAAACCATGTATTAAATCTTACTTAACAAATCACGTTCAGTCTTCAATGTTAAGAGTTGCTCCTGAAAATTGGTTCACAGCAATGATGTTACCAGTTGAAAGATTTACGAAAAATAAAAACAACGTCTGGGCAGACAGCATAGGAATGATTTAATGTCAATATTCGATATTTTCGGAACTACAGAAGCACCACAAAAAGAAGGAGATATTCGTCAGTTTGTGGCATCAGTTAAAAAAGAAGGTCTTGCTCTTACAAATCGTTTTAGTGCTCGTGTTGGATTGCCTAAGACTCTTCAAGGAAGAGGTTATACAACAGAAACATCTAAAAAGTTATTTTTATATTGTGACACTGCAACTCTTCCAGGAATTGCATATAGTACATTTCAAGCAAGAACTTATGGAGAAATTCGTGAGATGCCGTATGAAAGAACTTTTGATCCAGTGGTTTTAACTTTTTATGTGGATAATTCTTTTATAGTTAAAGGATTCTTTGAAGATTGGCAGAATTCTATACAAAATAACGTAACTAGAGAAATTCAATTTTACGATAATTATACTACATTAGTCGATATATTTGTTTATGATGTTGCAAACAACTCAAGATATCTTTGTCGTTTACATGAAGCATATCCTAAAATTGTAGCACCAATTCAAATGGATTATGCGAGTAAAGATGTAATGAAATTAAATGTTACAATACAATATAAGTATTGGACAAGTCAAGCATTCGCTGCACCAGATACTAAACAAAGAGGATGGATTAGTAAAATATTCGGTGATTCGGTAGAAGATGCTGTAGGAACAATTACAAACTCATTACCAATTCCAAGCGATTACTTTGGAAATTTTAATCAATTCCAAGAAACTTATAATGATTTATCGAATGGAAATAATATAGGAAATACATTTAATAATTCAATTAATAGTGCAACTCCTGCAATATATAATACGCAACCAACTTTTACGAATGAAACACTTGCGCAAGTAGCAGGAAGCGCATTCAGAGTAGTTTAATATGAATGCGAAAATTCGATTGAATCGCAAGAGGATTTAATATGACAAAACTTGATGATAAATTAAGTGAAACATTTAAAACAGAAACTGTTGAAGTAGTTCCACAGCCATTTAAAAAGGAGTCATCTTATGAGAACATTACCGACTCTAAGACTAAAGTTAATAATGATTTTAATACTTCTCGTTCTAATTTGCATAACCTTTTAGAAAGAGGAGAAGAAGCATTAATACATGCTTTAGAAATAGCAAAACAATCAGAACATCCAAGAGCATTTGAAGTTGTTGGAAATATGATTAAACAACTTGCTGACGTAAACCAACAACTAATGGATTTACATAATCAGCAAAAAAAGATTGAAGAACCAACTTCTTCATCTGGAAAGCAGATAACAAATAACTCGATCTTTGTAGGATCGACTGCTGAATTGAATAAGATAATAGGAAAATATAAACAAGACGGAGAATAATATTATGGCTTTGCCAATGAATACGACACCAATTTATACATTGGTGATACCATCTACAAAACGTGAACATCGCTTTAAACCATTTGTTGTAAAACAAGAAAAGGCATTATTAATTGCGATGCAATCTGAAAACGAAAAGGTGATGGTAGATACTTTAAAAAGTATCATTTCAGATTGTGTACTTGATATAAATGTAAACGAACTTTCAATGTTTGATCTAGAATATATATTCTGTTCTTTACGTGGTAAGTCCGTTGGAGAAGAAGTAGAATTAATTGCTCGTTGTAATTCAAAAGAATGTGAAACCAACGATAAAGCAAAAACGTTAATTAAATTAAATATAATGGATATCCCAGTGGTTACTGGTGAAGGTCATTCTAAAAAAATTCCTTTATTTAATGATGTAGGTGTGATAATGAAATATCCATCAATCGATACGTTAATTAAACTAAGTGAGTTTAAAAAAGAAAAATCAGCAGATACTGATTTAATCTTTAAGATAATTGCTGATTGTATTGAAAGTATATATGATGGTGTTCAAATATATCCTACAAAGGATCAAACACCAGCTGAAGTGCAAACGTTTTTAGATAATTTAACAAATGAACAGTTTGCTAAAATACAAAATTTCTTTACAACAATGCCGAAACTGACAAAGACAATTGAATTTACATGTTCGGTATGTAATAAAGCACAAACTCGTAAAATAGAAGGATTAGCAAATTTTTTTTCGTAATGCTCAGCCATGAGTCATTAGTGAACTTCTATAAAACGAATTTCGCATTAATGCAGTATCACAAATATACGATGACTGAGCTTGATGAACAGTTACCCTTTGAAAGAGAAGTTTATATAAGTATGTTGATAAAACATCTAGAAGAAGAAAAACAAAGAAACGAACAAAGAAAGTTAAAATCGTAAATGGCACTCGCAGCAGTACTAGAGCAACAACAAACGCAAACGAATAAACCGATCCCAACTACATTAGTTGATTCGGCAGGTCGTCCATTGTCTATTGTCGAAGAACTTCAAAAATCAACTAAAACTCCGTCTCGAGAAGATACAATCGAAGCAAACTCTCAATTAACAAAACAAACTCAATTATTAGAAATTATTGCGAATGCTGTAAGTGGAAAAGGTTCTGCTGGTTATAGCGATTCTAAATCAAAATCAAAAGAAGATAATTCAAAGATGTTTTCTGCAGCCACAGGTGGAATCGCAGGTGCAATTACTGTAATGTTATTAAACACAATCAGATTTCTCGGTTCATTCTTACTCCGTGCAGTTCCGCAAATTGGAAAATTATTGTTAGCGACAGTGGCAAGATTTGGTTTATTAATACCAACATTAGTTATTGGTGTTTTTAAAGGATTATTTGATTCAATTAAATTAGCTTTCTCAGGAGCAGATTTTGGTGATGTGGTAACAGAATTTGTATCAAGTTTAATCGATTTCCTTTCATTCGGTTTTATTTCAAAAGAAACTGTAAAGAATGGTATTTCTATTCTTACGAATGCAGTTAAAGATTATATTATTGATCCTATAATGAATTTATTCTCTTCAATTGAGAACTTTTTTAAAACAAACATATTTGATCCGATTGAACAAGCATTTAAACCAATAGTAGATTTTTTCACAAACATTAAAAACACTATATTAAACTTCTTTGAAGGATTGTCGATTCCAGAAATTAAATTTACTATTCCGATCGTAAATAAAGAAGTAAGTATCGGTCCGTTTTCTCCATTTAAAAAATCGCCAACAGTGGCTCCACAATCTTCACCAACTCTTCCTGCGCCATCAAATACAGAAGGAGTTTCTGCAGATCTTTCAGGAGAAACTGCACCAATCACACCAGTATTTACGAAACCAATCGTTCCGAGCGCATCTCCGATAAAAATGAATAGAATGCCTACTGAAGAAGCAAAGAATATATTGAACAAAAATGAAGGTTTAGAGGATGCAATGAACATTCGAATGAATGGATTAATGATGAATGCTTCAATGTCAGGTGGTCAATTAAAAGATGAAAATATACAAGCTGCTCTTTCTGAAATTGGGTCAAAAGAAGAAGTACAAGCATATCTTACAGTAAACAAAGATAAAATTTCTCGAAACCAAAAATATGTTAATGGAGAAAGTTTACAAGGAATTTCAGGATCAGAAGTAAAAAATACAAAAGCCCAAGAAGCTGAAAAAATAACTCCAGCACCAAGTACAACTGGAACAGATCTTACGAATAAAACAATCGCTGCTGAAGAAGCAAAAAGTTCTTTAGGTGGCACTACAAATGTAGCATCAACACCAATTACAACGATTAATAATGCACCAACACAACAAACAACATTATTTGGTAAATCGCCAAGAAATGATGAGTCATCGATTAATCGTTACATAGATCGATCATATGGTGTCAACATTTAAAGATTATACTTCTGCGAAAGAGACTTATGGGAATGGTTGGCTAACAATATTTGATATTGATGATACTCTATTTCATACTACTGCTTCAGTACTCGTAAAGAATCGTGACGGAGAAATTGTTCGATCACTTACATCAGCTGAATTCAATACCTATTCGCTCGCAACAGGTGAAACTTTCGATTTTTCTGAATTTAAAGACGCTGAAAAATTTTATAAAGAATCAAAACCCATCGGTCGTATGTTGCAACGTGCAAAGTTAATTCTCGCAGCATCTGAAAAATATCCATTATCAAGAGTCATCATTATCACTGCAAGAACTGATTTCGATAGTAAGAGTATATTTCTTAAAACGTTTAAAAAATATGGATTTAATATCGATAAGGTGAGAGTTGAGAGAGCAGGAAATATAACGAGTGGAACGAGTGCTTCGAAAAAAGCGATGATTACTCGAAAGTATTTGGAATCGAAGAATTTCAGTAAAGTAAGAATTTTTGATGATGATATATCGAATCTAATGGCGATATTGAAACTGAGAAGAGAATTTCCACTCATTTCTTTCAATGCATATCTAGCAAAGAAAGATGGATCTGTTAAAACAATCTCTTAGAATTATAATTTCGTATCAAACCCAACAGGGTTATTTTAATGCTTCAAATCTTGGAAGTAAATAGATAACTTTCCAAGATTCGAAACTTTATTCCAAGACTTATTCTTTTCTTCGATGCTTAATCCACTCATTAAATAACGTATCTATTACTTCTTGATGAGAAGCTGGTTCAAAGTTATTTAATATTTTACTCGTATATACTACTTTTTCAAATTGTTCTCTTAATACGTTTTTTACAATCTTCTTCTCTTTATTTAAAGAGAAAGACGTATATACTAAACCGATAATCAATGCCCAGCTAAAAATAATAACTAAAATGAGAACGGATTTAAAACTTCCGTTCTTATAATCGTTTCCAGATGGCATATAATTTCTACTCACTGTTTGCTATTCCTTGAAAATAAGAAAGAACATCTTCTTCTTCTTTTTTCTTAGTTGTTGTTGCAACTGGTTTTTTTGGAGCACTATATTCTTCGTCTATTTCAGAAATAGATGCTGCATTCTTAACCGATCCATTTGTATCATTTAATACTTCATTTAATTTACGAGATAATTCTTCGTAAGATTTAAACTGATCTTTTGCTATGAATGGTGATAATTTATATTGTTTACTTACTAGATCTAATAATTTTTTCTCATCACTTGCATATAATGCTGCTGGTTCTAAGAAAGCTGATTGATCGTAGTTCGAATAACCATCAACTTTACGCATTCTAATTCTAAAGTCTGCACCATTCCATAAATCAAACACGTTTACAGGTTTTTCGTCTTCGAAAGTAGGTCTTGCTTTATCCATAATCTTATCGAAGATTTTTTTACCAAACTTAAACAATTTTACTTGTCCTTCGTTTTCTGGATGTTTAGGATCGCTTACAACTAAAATGTTTGTAATATAACCTAATCTTCTTTTTTGTTTACGAGCAATTTCTTTATTGCTTTCGATACCTGAGTTCCATAATTTACTATTTAATTCAGATATTGGATCTTTCTCACCAATAGTAGTAAGTGAATTTTCAATATACCATTTTCCTGTTGGTCCTTGAAAACCATGATTAAATATTCTTACCCATGGTAATTCGTCGCCCTCTACTCTTGGTAGAAAACGAATTACAGCTGTTGCGTTACCAGCTTTATCTGGTTCTAATTTCCAAAAACGATTGTCAGTTTTTGAATCTGAATTTGCTGTGGGATTTGATATTTTTTCGTACTCGTTTGATATTTTAGAAAAATCAGAAGTACTCATTGATTTTAATTTTTGTATATCCATATGTATTTCCTTGTATTTGTATGTTACGTTGTATATTGTATATTAATTTATCTTGTAAGTAAAGTGGGCAATTGCTCGCCCACTTTGGAAAGTGAAACTACTTTTTAGCAGGTTCTACTTTTTTATCATCTTTTTTTGGACAAACAACTGGTTTATTAGTTTTTTTGTCGATGATTGCTTTACCATCTTTATCTTTTTCAACACATTTAGCTTCTTTAGGTGCTGGTGTTTGTGCTGAAACAGATGCAGCAAATAATACTGCAGATAATAATACTAAAAGATTTTTCATTATATATCCTTTTGTTTATAATATAATTATATCATAATATAACTTGCAAAGCAAGTGTAGTTTCCTTTGGTCACGTTGTTAAACTACAAAAGATCAACGTTTTTTTTCATATCTATAACAAATTTGTTATAAACGTCTTCGACTTTTTTACGATCGAATTTCACAAATCGTTCTGCCTTAATGATGCGACGACACTCATCGGCAAATATGATATTGGTTTGAGTTTTCCAATTATCAAAAAACGAATTAAAAGCATTTAGGATTACAATCGTCTGTACTTTTATATGATTTCCTATATGCAGTTTCATTAATTCTGGTATTTGCATCGTACTTCCAGAAAATGAATATAAATTATTACTCTTAGTTGTAAGAGAATTAAGAATCGTATTACAATCTTCTTTAAAAACGTGAGTAATAGATTCTTTTGTTTTTATCCAATCTTTATACAAATCGTCAGCAACACTGCTATGATAAACAACAGCATCATGTCCGACAGCAAAATTGGAAACAAAATACTCCACTGCGTCACTCGGTTTTTTAAATTTTCTACCAAGTTTTTCAAATAAAGACTTATCATTGCGAACATTATATTTCTCTTTATATCCTTTTATAGCACCATTTTTTTTAAATACATCATAGTCAGTTGTAAAATGTAACTTACTTGCAATGTATATCTTATAAACAGAATAGCCATCCATTATATATTTAGTTTGGCTGTTCGAGGGAGTAAATTCTTATCCATAGCATTTGCTTCAATCTTTTGCTTAAGAGAACCCTGTATTAAATTTTTAAGAGAATCTACTTCAATATCATTTTCAGCAGCATATTCTAATACAGCATCTAAATGATTATAGAATTCATAGTTGTTTTTATCTTGAACTTTTAACTCAATAAATTGAGAGAAAGATTTATGATCTGAAAACTTTAACATTATCTATTTCTAATTTTGTATCTTCCTTTACTGATGGAATATAGTTTGGGGTTTTAAAAAGTTTAATCTTATGTTGAATTGTGTTGATTGCTTCTTTATAAACTTCTAATTCGTTATATTTTTTGTGATATAATTGCCAAATAGGTGAACTTCTATTCGGATCTAGATCCATTTGTGTTGAGAATATGTCTAGATATTTTGAGAACCATTTATTGAGTCTTCGAACTTGGATAGTCAAGTCTACATAAAGATACTCTAATTTAGTAATATCTTTATGCAGACAGTAATTTAAAATTTTAGTTTTAATCTTATCTTCAGTTAATATAGTCATAGCAACGTCTATTGTATAATATTTTATCGTGTAAGTAAAGAATTATTTTTCAAGATTGTTAAGTTTTTGTTTCTTTTCAGGCATTTCATTCCATCTCACCATTCGTTCCATTTGCATACCAAAAAGTGTTTCTTTTTTCATTTTTATATAACCATTGGCAACTAATTGATTAATTGTCCAATCAATTATTTTTGGAACTTCTTTATCTTTATTTCCTCTACCGAACCAATAACCAAGACCAAACAATCCAGTACCTATCATTAACAATGGAATAGCAATTTCTTCTATCATATTATCCTCTTCTCATTTTAGATATTTCTTGTGCTTGTTCATCGCTTATAATTGGAACTGCATTTGATTTATGCATCGTTGCAATCCCTTTAATTAATGTACCTGTATAGACTTTACTCTCAGCTTTAGGTGTAGAACCTGTAATATTATGATTAGTATTATATGGAACGTTTCGAAGTGGTATATCAAATTTTGCTGGGGTTTTATCTTCAGTTTTTTTAGCTGATAATTGACTCGAGTGTAACCCTCGCGATTTAAGCCATTCTTCATGGTTCAAATTTGCTTGTCTATTTTTTTTAGAACTTTTCATAGATGCACGAGGGTTTAAATTTAAACTCGTATAATATATTGGCATCAAAGGCATAATATAAAAATTTAGTAAGTATTAATATCCTACTTTAATTGATCCAGCAGGTGGTGTTGGGTCGAAAGTGTGTGGTTGAATTTCAGCAGATGTATGCACGTTTACTTCTGGATTTTCTGGAATTTTATATGGTTCCGCAACCACTAAATTTTCTTCTAACACATCAATAATTTCATATTGATTTACTGATGGATTTTCAGTAAAGAATGCTCTTGCATTTGCTTCACTATCAGATATGATTGTATGCGTTCTTTTGCCTTTAAGAATGAATACATATCTTTTGTTTTCTGCCATAATTTTAAACTCCTTATTTAATTAATATTAATTGCAATTAATATATTCCTATTTAGGTATATTAATAATTGTTATTATAATATCCAGCTTCAGAAAGTATTTCATCTTTTACGTCAGAAGCATCATCATCATAATATGCACCATGATTATAGTCGTTTTCAACACTATCAATTTCATAGGCACTTTTAGATAAAATATTTTTCACTTGTTTAATAGAAATGCCAAGTTCATCAGCAATATCATTATTTGAAAGACCTTTATCTTTATATTCATTTACTAATTCAAACATATTCATATTATATTTCCTTTTATTTGTTAAATTCACCCTCTATTCTACTATAAAACCCTCTAAAAGTAAATGCTTCCATAAAATAAAAAAGGTATATAAATCAATGACTTATATTATTGATTATAATGAAACTCCATTAAAAGAGTTTTTTTAGTCAATTTTGCTGTTTTATTTGATGCTTTTAAAGAATCCATATATCTCACTGCTTCAACTTGCAGTACTTCAAAATCTTTATTTTCAAAAACTTGAGATATTTGTTTACCATCACTGGTATTAAAATGCACTATAATTTTTTGAGAATAATTAGACATTTTCTCCGAACTTTCCTATACGTTGAATTTGTCCACCCTTTGATAAAAATTCTTGCATCATTTTTTCTCGTTCTTCTTCCGTTATTCTTGGTGGGCTTATATCGTATTCAGCACCAAATGAAGAAACTCGTTCTTTATTACTTGCTTGTTTTTTTCTTCGTTTTCCCATGATTATTTTTTTCTTTGATTATTGTTGATTTGCCCACTTCATCTTTATATAAAGTATATGAGCCTGTTCTATCAAAATAATATCCATCAACAGTTAAATTAGATTTTACTTTTTTTGCTCTAAATTTTTTACTTTTAATTATATCTGTTTTAATTAAAGATATTCGACGTGTTGCTGCTTTATACATTCCATCTTGTATATAATCTAAAACATCATTTAAATCATCAACTACTTTATTTAAGTCTATCATAATGTATCCTATTGTATATTGTTTTTTCTTGCAAAGAAAGTTTCAGAATCGTCAATCTCAGATATCCATCTTTTTATTTCAGATTCTGGTAAAACGTTTTTTGCACCTTTATATTCTACTATAAAGATATCTTCATCCCAAACATTTTTGCCAAAGTTAATTAAATGTTTCTTTTTTACCATTTTTTTTCGAAATATTCTTTAAGTTGAAGTTTTGAAACTTTGCCTTTAAATTTTTTGCAATCTATAAAACTACCCTCGTTGCTATCATATATATCTACAAAAGTAAGGTTGTGTTTTAAACTATAAAATATCTCAGCAATAAGAATATAGTTTATATTCATATAATTAGTTACAAAAGAAATTTCTCCTGTTTTTAAAGCATCTGCGTATGCATCTGCATAGAAATGATCGATTCTTGGATTTACTGATACTGCTCTCATGCTGTTTTTAATTCAGTTGCAAGTTTATCTAATTCTACTTCGTCATTGTCATTTTCGTCACTAATTACTTTACCAACGAATTCAATTGATTGGCTGTCATAATCAGCATTTACAAAATCTAATGATAGTTGTTCAGAATTTTCATCAACAATCGATCTTATTTCATCGTGATTAATTCCACCAAAATCGCTCACTATATCTATTGCTTCATCTCTACTATTTGCTTTTACATAATAAGATGTAGTAAGAATATGTTGTTGAGTTACTTTATATACATTTTTATTTAAGTCTTTTTTATTTAAATATATCATAATATACCTTTCATATATTCTTCTGGATTCAGAAGATGTTTATGTTGATTTTCCCACTCTTTTTCTTTTTGAGCAAGAGTTTTTTCATTTTTTAAAGAATTAGCCATCTTTTCAAGTTCACTTAAATTCATTCTTTTAAAATTTAAATGACGAGGACGATAACCATTCACATCACGAAAACGATCCCAAATATACATTTGTAAATCATATTTCTTTAAATCATCAAGAGTAAAAATGCCCATATCAGCCCAATCTTTAGGATCTTCAGACATTATACCACCAATAATGCTTTTATCAGCACGAATTTTAGAATTAGAATTTTTGATATAATTCATTAATTCAGGTGAAATTTTTTTAATCATTCTATCACACATTATATTTTACCCATCCATTCAGCTATTTTAATAAAAGCAACTATTGAAGAATAAGAAAATAATACCATGATCGCGAACGCCAATAAAGGTATTTTAATTTCATTAAAAAAGTTTTTCATCATATATACCGACTATTCTAGCATATTTGCCGAATAAAGTAAATGGTTATGGGGGGATTTATTGAAAAAAAAAGATATATAAATCAATGACTTAGAAAATGGGGTTAAAATAAAATCATTTAAAATCAATGACTTATTCAACCCCATTTTATTAATTAGATATTCTTATATTTGTAGAATATATGAGAATCTATTTGAACGATTCGAATTAATCGAGATGCCCATTCTGGATTCACATATTCAGCATGATAGTGCGTTGCACCACCTACTAAATCATCATAGTTACCTGTTAGCACTTTGCGTGCCGCAACTATCGAATCATAATATTTTAAAGAACCATAATCAATGCGATCTTTTTTACCATCACACCACCATGAAAATTGGCATCGATGTTTAATTGGAACGATCGCTTGTCTTTGTTCCCAATGCCATTTATTGATGGGTCCTTGTTTTACTACTCCGCAAATCGTCTTTGGATATCTTTCATCCTTAGTACGATTCATTGTGACTACACCAACTGCTATTTTACCACGCATGGATTCGCCACCTGCTTCGTGATATATATTTTCAACAAGACACTCAAACTCTTCTGCTGAAATGTTTGATGGTCTGTTTTCTTCACCTGAAGCAAACTTAATAAAAAAAATTGTTAATAACAGAATTACCAATATTGGTAAGATCCTGTGTTGTAACAATGTCTTATTAAACATTCATTACTCCTTTTTTCTTGCACCATTCTACTATAAAAAAACGCAAAAAGCAAGGTAAAAATTACAATGACAAGCTAAGTCATTGATTTTAAATGCTTTTATTTTTTAGGAAATGATGTAGTTTAAATTAATAACTCATTGTATTAATAATACAGTATTTACACTACATGTATCTGTCCATTAGCTTTTTTTGTTTATGCCAGCGAACTCTCGCTGCTTCTTTAGCTAATTTTCTCTTCTCGCTTGGTTTCGAATATGCTTGACGATCACGTATTTCTTTAATGATCCCAGCACGATCTACTTTCTTTTTGAATCGTCGGATGGCTTGTTCTAATTTTCCTTCCTCCACGAAAACAGTAATTCCTGTTTCTTTTGGTCGAACATAGTTCGAACGTTTATCTCGTGTAGGATCAAAATTTTGACGATCTCTAGACCGAAAGTTTTTATTATATGGCTTCATTTATTCCATTGTTAAGTTCACGTGAATTCTATAATAATTGAGATATAGCAATTCCACATTGTTTATTTAGTCTATTATATACTAAAATATCTTGGAAATATACTACTTCCACGTTAATAAAAAGAGCCTAAATTAATGATTTTAGAGTAATTTCGCAATTACTGTAACAAAAGCAACTAATTCTCTTATAGATTCTTCGTCTGTTGGTAATGATATATTTGCTTTTGAATGAGCATTTTTTACTGATTTATCGAATCTTCCTGCAACTGCGATTGCGTATCTTACCTGTGCTTCTAAATCAGAAGACTCATTATCTTGAGAACAAAGTAAATCTGTTCGAGTAATAAAATCTTCAGTTGCTTCTGCTGACATTCGAATTATATCATCTCTTAAATCGGCTTGTCTATCGTCAAACATTGTTTGAGATATATCATGTAATAGATCTGGTGATTTAAGAGTAAATGCAGTTGCTAATGCAATAGTATTTACAAATGTTCGATCTTTGTTCGATAATCCTAATAATCTTGATTTGTATTCGTCGACAAATGATGGGATGCCCTCTGAATAATTTATCCACCAAGGAGCAATCGGTTCCATTTGTTCATTTATTATTTCATTCATAAGTTTTCTATCTCCTCTTTTCTAGTTGTTAAACATAAAGTCGTTCTCGCTTTTAATTCGTCAAAATATTCGTCATCTACAATCAGTGGCAAAATTAGTTTAATCATTTTATGAGAAGTAGTTGCTGCCATTCCAGCATTACTTAAATGATATAAACCAATAGGGGTTGCAATGGGATTAGTTTGAATTGATCTCCAGCAACCTTTACCAATTATAGATGTCGCAAGTTTTTCATTCACAAGGAATGTTTCTAATTCTTTTATCTTTTTACCAATGTAATTTTGATGATCTATTGTTAAATAACCTTTAGAATTTAATATCTCAATTACTCTATTTGCAAGTTCTACTCCGTACATGTTTGGTTGCCAAGTGTGCCCCCAATCCCAATTCTTTTTACGAACTCCTTTTGTAACTTTTTCATTCGCTAATGCTGCACTTAATGGAACCATTCCATTTGTTAATGCTTTTCCGATTGTTACAATATCTGGAGTTACTCCATAATATGTATGTGTAAAAAGTGTTCCTACTTTACCACCATATCCTGCTACATCATCAACAATCATTAATATATTAAATTCATCACAAATTTGTCGAACAGTTTTCCAAAATTCTTGACTATATGGTGCAATCGTTTCATTCCAAGGCATACTTTCCATTATACATCCACCAATAGTTGGATTTGCTTGTAAAGTGGTAATAAAAGAATCGGTAAGCATTGTTTCGTGTTCTATACGTTCAGCGTCCGTGTACCATTCTTTACCACGAATCATCTTAACACGACTTAGTTCTTTGCTCGGAAGCATATCATTTTTAAATTGTCGATTTAAATATGTAGTTCCATGATAGCAAGGATAAAAACTTACTAAATGTGTTTTTGGTCTTCCAATATTTACCCAATAAGTATCATGCATATAAATGGCAGCTTCGTTTGCATCTGAGCCTGAAACTGCATAAGCGATACTTTCCATATTTGCAGTAGAACAAAGTGTCTCATTTAGTTTTTCAACAGCTTCACTTGTTTCACCACTATTCCCACGAATAAAATCTATTTTATTTTTTGAAAATATATCTCTTAAATCTTCAGCTTGATAACCTAAACCGAAAGCAGCATTACCAGATTGTATTTCTAAATGTGGAGGTGCATTTAAATAATGTACCCAATATTTTTCTGTAAAGGCAATTTCTTTAATATGTTCTTGAGTGCTATTTGGTTTTAATTCAATCATAAGTAACAAAAAATGGATACGACAGCTAATAACCAACCAATAATAATTAGCAATAACCAAATATTAGGTTTATGTTGTTTTATATTCATTATAAATTTTTTAATTTTCTATATGTTTCTCTTAACTTTATATAATCTTTTATATAATCATTTCTTTTAGCATCAAAGATTAATACTGATAGTGGATTTTGTACAAGCATTATAATTTTAATATTTGGTACAGGAATTTTAGTATGTTCTTCAAACATAACAGCATATGCAGAAGTCTGCATAAAATAACCTTTAATTTTATCTGCTGTTTTGCTTTTATTGCTTGTTTTAAAATCAATTACACATAATGATTTATCATATTCAGCTATACAATCTACAGTACCAGCAGAAGTTAAATGGTCACTATACATTGGTGTTTCTAATGCATAGATATTATCTATTTTATTCAAATAAGGAATTAATAGTTTAAATTCATGCGATTCAAATATAGACTCATCAATACCATCATTTAATAGATACGATTCGCAAAGATTATGAATAGAAGTTCCTCTTCTCATCGCTTTACCAGATATTGCGTTTGCCTTTTCATTCCCAATTGATGCTCGCCATGCTGCGATTCCTGCTGCAGATTCTAAAGATGTCACACTCGTAACTGATGGATATTTCTTTCCTGTTGGTGTTAAATAGGTTCGAGTAGATCCTTCTATTTTTTCTAATTTAGGAAATGATGTTGATATATGAGTGTACCACTTTTTAGTGGTAAGTGTAGTGGTCATTACAATTTAGTTCCAAATACTGAATATTCGTTTTCTTCTTCATTAGTGTCGTAAGTAAGTTTAATTCCTTTTAAACCCTTTTCTTTTAGTTCTTTGTCTTTCGGAGACTCTTCAACAGTACCCTCTTCCCATTGTAAATCTTCTCCGTTTAAATATAATTTAGTCATGTGATAATACCTCTATTGCATGGTTATAATGTTTTACTCGATCTTCCAATCCAATAGTTCCACCATTAATTTTTTTGGTCATCATTACTAGATCGCCAGTATCAGCAAAGTCATTTAAATTGTTCTTATGCCAAAACCAACATGCCGAAGTAACAGCACCATCAAACGTCATAAGATAGTCAGCTAATTCTTCAACAGGAAACTCTATACTTTTAGCGAATGCAGTATAATTATTCTTGCCAGTTAATTGGATTAATCCTCTTCCACAATATAACCAGCCATCTCCAGATTCTTCTGGACCATTACCCATTCTATTCGCATAAACTCTATTCGCAATCGCTTCTGGTTTACGAGCATAATCCATTACATTACTTTCATTAAAGTATTTTGGAAATGTTTTTAATAAACCTTTATCGCTATAATTAAGATTTTCTTGTAAAAATTTATATTTGCCTGATTCATGAGAAGTTTGAGCAAGGAATGCTGCCACTCTATTTAAGTTATCAATTCCATATTTTGGTAAAATCGTATTTAACGAAAGAAACCAATCTGAAATGTATTCGTTAGGACCGATGATTGAATTTAATTTAGATTCTGTAAAATTTATTTCCATTTTAATTTGTTTTTAATTGCTCGTATTAAATGAATTCCAAATAAAGCAACTATAATCATCAATAATATTATAGTAGATGTCATTTCAATTGTAAAAATGATTGCGTCATATAAATCCATATTATAAATCCGTTGTTTTATTTAATACTGATCCTGGAGTTTTCTTATGTATTTTGTTTAACACTTCTTTAAAATCTTTCTTTCTTCCTTTTGCTGCACCAGTATTTCCAGTTGCATTCCATGGTGCTATGGTTCCAGGAAATTTAGTAAAAATTTGAATAATGTTTTTATTCTTTTTTAAATATTTTTCTAATTCTTCATACTTCATTTCTTGTTCAAACGTTTCACCAGTTTTTGTATTTTCAAAACTATATATTGGCATGTTCTAATCCTTTACTTTTATTTAGATACCAATCTGGAATAGATCTATTAGTCCATTTAGCGAAGTATGCTTTTGCAACTCTATAATAATTATGATAAGATTGAATAGAGTTATTTGGAACTATACATTGTGGAAAATGTTTCATTGCTGGTGGTGGTTCTGAAAAAGATAAAACTGGAATATTTTTTGGAGTAATAGATAAAGCATCTTTTAATTTAGAATAGGTGCTGTGTATTTTATTATATCGATGAGTATATTCATTACATAAAGAAACCCATAATGTATAAAGATATTCATAATGAGTTTTACTCTCACGAACCCATATAGCACTCGGATGATTTTTCATTGTTGCTTTATACAACACATCATTCATTGTTGGGTGATTATAGGAAGTGTATTTGCGATTATTGATAGATTTTGAATTTACAGGATTGCCGTCTAGAACGCGATGCGCAGTCGACAATAACTGCGCATATTCTATAATCATTTTAACTACATGCTTATCGCAGTGCATTGTCGCACAAATTTGTGGATTTTTATCTAGAAAAAATATATTCATAATATAAATTTATTTCATTAGTGTTTAAATATATTGTATATAAAATATAAACATAGTATAGCAGAAATATATAATATAATTAATTCATTAAAATTAGATGACGAAGGAAATAACAAATTACTTTGCATAATTGCCATAAGTAACTCCTTTTTTATATCATCACATAAAGAACGTATTATTTAGTCAAAAATATGTTTTAATGTAAATGTTTTTTATGCATAATATCAGTCATTCCAAAGGGTTTTGCTGATCTACCAACTTCAACTACTGAATCTAAAAATTTTTCATAATCTTCTGGAGTTAAAGCTGATTTATACAAACGAATTGCGATCGCAAGCATTGTGCTCGAAACTAATTGACTTGCTGATTCATTATCTTTATGTTCAATTAATATATGCATTGCAGACATAAAAAGTTCATCAAATATTTTTTGCTGTAATATATCTTCTTCCATAGACATATTTTATAATAAAAAACCTTGCAAGTAAAGTTCTTTATATGTTAAAATATTTACCCTCTATTTCCATCACTGCAGTTACTCTCCAATGTCCTGGATTAGTTGCATTATTTACTAATTGATGTTGAATATCATGTCCATTAAATGCTCTAAATTCTCCAGTTTTCCAAACTCTTTTAACTCCATCAAATATTAATGCTTGATTTTCTGGATCTGGTATATCAATTCCAAAACTTACTGTATATCCACTAATTGATGGATCTCCAACACTTTGACGTATCCAATCCCAAACATAACCATCATGATGGACTGGAAGCATTTTTCCTGGACGAATAAAATTAATACACATATCAATCATTCCTTCAATTTGAAATGCTGCTTTCATACTTCGATTCCAACCCAAACTCCATTTTTCTTGTACTTTTCGACCATCTATTACAGGAAGAGCCTTAAAACCCCCTTTATTCGCTTCAGGCATTGCGTATCTTTCGTCTGCGTTCACAGTATCAGTTTCTATACTAAAATTGTTTCTCCATGCTGCATAATCGTTTAAAAGGGCTTGCATGAGCTTTTGCAATGCACCATAATCTTTATATTGTATTGGATCACCTAACCACATAATTCCTCCTTTATAAAGCCCACTCTGTTTCATTTGTATCTACAATTGCAGACACTCTCCAATTTCCAGTTTTATTCCAAACTTTATGCATATAATTTCTTCCATCAAAAGCAACTATTTCGTTATTT